GCGAATACGACACCACCCGTTCCGAGCTGGTCGAAATCGACGAGCACCTGGTGCGGCTGGGCGAGATCGAGCGGCTGAACAAGTCCGAAGCCAAGCCGGTCGGCGACAAGATGCCCGAACCGGTAAAGCGGCTGACGCCGCGTATCGAGGTGCGCGGAACCAACCTGCCGAAAGGCACCGCGTTCACCCGCTATGCGATGGCGCTGGCGCGCAGCAAGGGCAATCTGGAATCCGCTGCCAATCAAGCCAAGGCTTGGACCGATACGCCGGAAGTGGAAACCGTGCTGAAGGCGGCGGTCGCCGCAGGCACCACCAGCGATACGACGTGGGCCAAGCCGCTTGCGGAATATACGGCGATGGCATCGGAGTTTATCGCCATGCTGCAGCCCGCGACCATCGTTGGCCGCATGCCGGGACTGCACCGGGTGCCGTTCAGGATCAAAATCCCGAGGCAGACCGCCGGCGCATCGGCCGGGTGGGTCGGCGAGGGCGCTCCGAAGCCGCTGTCGAAACAGGCTTTCGACACCATCCAGCTCGAAGCCTACAAGGTGGCCGTGATCGTGGTCATCACCGAGGAGTTGGCGCGGTTCTCGAATCCATCGGCCGAGGCATTGATCCGCACGGACCTGATCAGTGCTATCTCGAAATTCATCGATCAGCAGTTCCTCGATCCGGCCAAGGCATTGAGCGCAGGCACGTCGCCGGCCTCGATCACCAACGGCGTGGCCGGCCAGACGCCATCCGGCACCACATTGGCGGCGGCATTCACTGACCTTGCCAAGCTGGTCAACCTGTTCGCGACCGCCAATCACCCGATGACATCGATGGCCTGGGTGATGACGCCGGCCAGGGCGGCCACGCTCGGGCTGTCGCGCAATGTCATGGGCGTGCCGGAATTCCCCAGCCTCGGCGCCGATGGCGGTACGTTGATGGGCTTCCCGGTGATCACCTCGACCAACATCACGCCCGGCAGCACCAGCGACCGCATCTTCCTGATCGAAACCTCGGAGATCCTGTTCGCCGATGATGGCGTGACGCTGGATATCTCACGCGAGGCCTCGCTGCAGATGAGCGATGCGCCGGACAATCCGGCCACGGCCACCACGGTGATGGTCTCGCTGTGGCAGAACAACCTGGTCGGCATCCGTGCCGAGCGGTTCATCACTTGGCTGCCGCGCCGCACCGGCGTCGTGCAGTGGATCGAAAACGCCGCCTATGTCCCGTAAGGGTTCCTAGCTGGCGGGCCGGTCGCATGCCTCCTCCCTGCGGCCGGCCTCATTCGAAGGAAGCAAAACCAATGAAAATCACTTTCACCGGCGACATGAAGTTAGGGCTTAACCGCTTTGCGGCCGGCGACGAGCTGGACATTCCCGACGAGAGGTTTGCACAAGCGCTGATCACCGCCGGGCATGCCACCGCCGCCAGCGAGAAGAAGCCGAAAAAGCCCGAGGCAAAGGAAGCGAAGGAAGAGCCGAAGGAGGAGCCGAAAGCCTACAAGACCCGGCAGATCAAAGCCGAGAAAAAATGATGCGGCTCTTCGGCATCCAGATCACCAAGGCGGCGCCGCCGCAGCCGGTCAGCGGTTCCCAAGGATGGTGGCCGATCATCCGCGAGTCCTACACCGGCGCCTGGCAGCGCAACGACGAGATCCGCGTCGAGGACTGGCTGTCGTTCTGGCCGGTCAACAAATGCATCAGCCAAATCTCGTCGGACGTGGCCAAGATGCGGCTCAAGCTGGTCAGCAAGGACGACGACGGCATCCGGACGGAAACTGATTCGCCGGCATTCTCGCCGGTCATTCGCAAGCCGAACGGCTACCAGAACCGCATTCAGTTTTTTGCTTCCTGGGTGCAGTCGAAGCTTATCCACGGCAATACTTACGTTTTCAAGCAACGCGACCAGCGTGGCGTCGTGACGCGGCTGCATGTGTTGGATCCGACGCGGGTGACGACACTGACGGCGCCTGACGGCGCCATCTTCTACGAGCTGCGCGGCAACTGGGATCTGGCCGGATTTGGCGACGAGCAGGTGACGGTGCCATCGCGCGAGATCATCCACGATCGCCAGGATACGTTTTATCACCCGTTGGTCGGCCTCTCGAAAATGTATGCGGCCGGTGGGCCGGCGCTGCAGGGCCTGGCGATCCAGAAGAACGAGACTGCGCTGTTTGCCAATGGATCCCGGCCAGGCGGCGTGCTGACCGCGCCAGGCGCCATCGCCGACGAGACGGCGCGGCGGCTCAAGGATTATTTCGACCTGAACTACACCGGCAGCAACAGCGGCAAGACGGCGGTGCTGGGCGACGGCCTGAAATACGAGCCGCTAGCCTTCAAGGCGGTCGATGCGCAGGTCATGGAGCAGCAGAAGTTCGCCGCCGAAGCGATCTGCGCGGTGTTCGGCGTGCCGCTGCACAAGATCATGAACACCCAACTGACCGCCGGCAACGTCGAGGCGCTGGAGCAGCAGTATTATTCCAACACGCTGCAGGTCTACATCGAGTCGATCGAGCTGGGGTTGGACGAAGGGTTGGAGCTGCCGGCGCCCTACGCCACCGAGTTCCACATCGACGACCTGATCAGGATGGACACAGCCAGCCACGTCAAGGCGCTGGCCGAGGCGGTGGGCGCCGGCATCATGGCGCCCAACGAGGCCAGGCGGCGGATAAACCTGGCGGCGGTCCCGGGCGGTAAGTCGCCGTATCTCCAGCAGCAGAATTTCTCGCTCGCCGCGCTCGACAAGCGCGACCGCGACGATCCGTTCAGCAAGCCCGCAGCGCCGATTGCGCCGCCGGTCAATGACAATACCGAAGAGGCTGCTAGGGACGCTCTGATAGAGATCTGGAAAGGGCTGGCGTAATGTTTGACGGTAAGGCCTTCGGCCAGGAAATGGTCGAACTCGTCAAGGACTACGTGACGCGGGCCGTCCGGCCGCTGCTGCAGCGCCTGGCCGAACTCGAGGAGCGACAACCGGAAAAGGGAGAAAAGGGCGATCCCGGCGAGGATGGCGTCGGGATGGCGGGCGCCGCTATCGATCGTGATGGCAATCTTATGGTGACGCTGTCCAATGGCAAGCAGTTGACGATCGGCCGCGTCGATGGCCGCGACGGTCTCGGCTTCGATGACCTGGCGGTCGACTACGATGGCGAGCGGACGTTTGTGTTCCGCTTTGCGCAGGGCGAGCGGGCAAAGGAATTCCCGTTCCAGGTGCCGGTCATGATCTTTCGCGGCGCGTTCCGCGAGCAGGCCTATGAGCAGGGGGACACCGTCACATTCGGCGGCTCGCTCTGGGTCTGCAATTCACCGACCGGCGACAAGCCGGACGATGGCGTTGAGGGGTGGACAAAGGCGATACGGCGCGGCCGCGACGGCAGGAACGGCAAGGACGGCAAGGACGGCGAAAGGGGCATGCCGGGATCGGAAGGGCGCGCCGGACGCGATCTGACGCAAATGGCACCGGATGGCTCGAAATGGTAGCGTTCCTTACGCTTGATGCCGCCAAGCAGCATCTGCGCGTCACGGTCGATGACGACGACGGACTCATCACACGCCAGGTCGAACAGGCCAGCGTGATCGTGCTCGACTACATCAAGAAAACTGTCGGCACGCCGGACCCGGACGACCCCTCGATCGTCGACTGGGATGAGACGACGGTGCCGCCGCCAGTCGCTGCGGCGGTCGCGATGATGCTGGGTGTGCTCTACGAAGTGCGCCAGGCTGGCGCCACCGACAACGAGGTGGCGATGGGATACCTTCCAAAAGAAGTCACGTCGATGTTGCACCGCTTTCGGGATCCGGCGCTGGCCTGACTGGAGGATGGCGAAAATGCTTGACCGGCCGGATCTGAAGCGACGGGAGGTTTCGGGCGAGGGCCAAGTCGGTCAGGTCGCCGTATGGGACGGCGGTAGCCGGCTCGCCGGTTCGGAAGATCTGGTGTTCGACGATGCTGCCGGCAAGCTCACGGTTAAGGGTAGGCCGCTGGTGGCCGATGTGCCGAAGGACGGCACGCTCTATGCCCGCCGCAATCGCAGGTGGGAAGCGTTCAGTCCCGGCGGTGGCGGTGGCGGTTCCTCCTCAAGCGGTGAGGGAGGTGGTGAGCCGGGGCCGCCTGGACCACAAGGGCCGATAGGGCCAGCCGGGCCGCAAGGCGAGCCGGGGCCAGAGGGTCCGGAAGGGCCGATAGGGCCAGGTGGTGGCGATCCTGGCCCGGAAGGGCCAGAGGGTCCGGAGGGGCCAGCAGGACCGCAAGGCGAAATCGGACCAGCCGGACCGCAAGGACCAGCGGGTGCTGACGGGGCAACCGGACCAGCAGGGCCGACCGGGCCGCAAGGTATTCAGGGACCAGGGGGTTCTGCCGGAGCTGACGGCGCAGCGGGCGCAACTGGCCCGCAAGGTGTGCAGGGATTTCCTGGTGCAACCGGACCGAAAGGCGACACCGGCGCAACCGGGCCGGCGGGTGCTGACGGGGCAACCGGACCAGCAGGGCCGACCGGGCCGACAGGACCGACCGGCCCCGAAGGACCGCAAGGGCCAGCCGGCACCGGGAGTGCCGACACGGCCGCGCAAATCCTGACCAAGCTGGTCACCGTCGACGGCACCGGCAGCGGCCTTGATGCCGATCTGCTGGATGGCCAGAGCGGTACGTATTATCTCGCGCTCGGCAACGCGACCGGCACCGTCAGTGACGCGCAGCATGGCAATCGTGGCGGCGGGACGCTGCACGCAACGGCAACGGCGTCAGTTGCCGGGTTCCTCGTCGATGCAGCCAGCGACAGCAAGCAGTATGCCCGCCGCGATGGCGCCTGGGTCGAGGTCGTGGCGTTCACCTCGTCGGCAGTGCACGAGTACATGCTCAACGCCACGACATCAGCGCCGCCAGCAGCCGGCACCGTGCGTTTCAACAATGCCACACCGTCGGCCGTCACCACGCTCTGGTTCAACTACACGAACTATGACGGCGTCGACACCAAGACCTACTTTGCGCAGCGCGTCAAAGTGGGCGATACGTTCTATTTCCAAGACCGAGACGACGCCACCAAGTGGCAGCTGTACGAGCTGAATGCCGCCTACACCGACGCCGGCGCCTACGCGACGATGCCTGTTACCTGGCGGGCTGGCGGCGCGACAATCGGGGCGGCGCGCATCATCGTGTCCCGCGAAGGCGCCAGCGTCTCAAACCCGATCGGCGAAGCCCCGACCGATGGCAAGCCTTATGTCCGGAAATCGGCGAACTGGGATGATTTCACCGATGACATGGCGGCCAAGCTGGACGCTTCCGCCTATACCGCCGCCGATGTGCTGACCAAGATCAAGACGGTGGACGGTGCGGCATCCGGGCTGGATGCCGATCTGCTCGATGCGCAGGACGGCGCCTATTACCTGGCCAGGGCCAATCATACAGGGACGCAGGCCAGCACCACCATCACCGGATTGGGTACGGCGGCGGTAAGAAACCTTCATGTCGGCACGACGGCGCCGGGCAGTCCGGCGACTGGCGACCTTTGGGTCAACACGACATGAGAAGGGCGCTCGCTGATGACTGTCTATGTCGCCTCGATCACCGCAACGTCCGACAAAATAGGCCAAGGGACAGGCAGCGCTACTTACGCGACCACCAGAAATTCAACCCCCGCGACGACAACACCGGGTGTGACTACTTTAACCATTGGGCAGGCCAATGGTCTTGGCCAGTACAATTGTAATCAGTATTTCGTAACGTTTGACAGCACAACGATCCCCGCGGGGCAAGCCGTCCAACTGTCGCTTAACGTCGTTGCGGGGACAGCATTTCCCGGCGATACGTGGGAAGTGCGGGTAGCATCGGCGTCCACCAACAAGATCGCGGGTGGTAGTCTCGCGGCGACTCTGCCGCTTTTGGGGACGGTGGCTATACCGAGCGCCGCAGGTCGGGTCAGCATTTCTCTAGACACTGCATTGCTGCCGCGATCATCTGCGGTCATTCTGCTGGTTAACTCACAGCGGGAACAGCTTAATACCCCACCCACCGCCAATCAGGGCCAGGGTGCTACGCTAACTTCCGTCGCGGGTGCGGCGGCAAGCAGACCGCAGCTTGTGGTGCCAGGTCCGTGGGCCTTCGTGGGCGTCTCAGCCGTTGTCGAGGCCATCGCTACGCCGCTGACGCTGGCCGAGCCGGCGGGTGTCGCGGATGGCGATCTGCTGGTTGCGACGATCGCCTCGCGCACCACCGCGACGACGGCTCCCAGTGGCACCGGCTGGACGGCGGTCGGCAGCCAGAACAACAACAACATATTGGCGACAACGAGCGCGCTGGCGTCGGGTGTGATGCTCTACCAGGTGCGGTCGGGGACGCCGACGCTGTCCTTTACGCTGCCGGCGGGCATCAGCGTGGCGATGGGCCGTATCGCCGCCTATCGCGGCAATGCCACCACCACGCCGCTCGATGCCAGTACGGCTGTCACTACCGCCACTGGCACCACGGCGGTCAGCGTTGCCGGGCTGACGACGACGCAGGACGACGACCTGATCGTCGCGCTGGCCGCGGGCGGGCAGGAGGCTGCATGGGATGCCTTCAACAACGTGACGACGCCGATCGGCGCGTCTGGCGCGACCAGTACGGCCGGTGCACCCAGCGCGTCGGGATGGACCGAGCGGGCCGATAGCCTCACCACGACCGGCGTAGACACGTCGCTGGCGATCTTCGACGCGGTGCGGACGGGAACCGGCGCGACCGGCAACCTGACCGCTACCGCATCGGTCAGCGCAGGCCATGTCGTCATCGCCGGCGCGTTCAAGATCAAACCGCCAGCCGTTGTCGCAGGCCTCATCGGCGTCTGGACCGGCGCGGCGTGGGTCAACAAGCCAATGATGGTCTGGACCGGTAGTGCCTGGGCGCAGAAGCCTGTTATGCGCTGGAATGGATCGGCATGGGTGTGACCGGGACCGCCGTCGTCCAGCTGCGCGAGTGGTCGGTGGCATCGCTCGCCGCGCACGGCGCGCTGGATGCCGAACATGTGACGGCGGCGCAGCGGTTCTGCCGTTCATGGGAAGCCGTGCATGGCATGCGCACTTCGTATCCTGCCTTAACCGAGCGCGTCGACAGCGGTCGCCGGGCGACGTCGGTCGCCGAGGCTAGCATCAACGCGGCGCAGGATCTTCGGCATGCCAGGATCCTGCTCGGCGAGCACGGCTATGCGCTGGTGGGAAAAATCTGCGGCGACGGCTACCACATCCGCGACCTCTACCGGACGCGCCGGGAAAGGGACACCGCCGCCGACATGCTCAAGGTGCATTTGACCGCCTTGGCGAAGATGTGGGCCTAGAATGCCGCTGGCGTGGCAAAGGAAGCCCGTACAGCGCGTTCGTGGGTGCGGGCGCGGGAAAGTACGCATTGACACGTGCGCACGTGTGGGGGCTTAATGGCGCACTTCCAAAAATTGTGAGCAGTCATGCAGGTCACCGCAAAGGTGCGCGGAAGCCGTGAGACGTCGGCGGCGCTGCGCGCGCTGGCGAAGCAGGTGGCTGTGCCGCTCAACGCGACGTCGCGATTCGCCCTGCAGCCGACGCTCACTGCAGCCCGGCGCAATGTGCGGGCGCAGCAGTTTGAGGAAAGCACGGGGGCGCTCGCCGCGTCGCTCACCATCAAGCGCCTGCCTAAATCCTCCAAGGTCAATCCGCGCCATCGCGTCGGGCCGGCCGCCGACTTCCAGCGCGGAGAGCGCAAGCCGGTGAAGTACGCGCACCTGGTGGAGTTCGGCACCGTGCCGAAGACACGGGCCGGCGGCATCGAATGGCACGGCTCGGCGCCGCATCCGTTCCTCACGCCGGCCTATTACTCGACCCGCGACGAGGTGGTGAAGCGCTTCGGCGCAAGGATCGGCCCGGAGATGGAAAAACGGGCCGCCAAATTGAATAAGAAAGTGCCGCGCTGATGCCCGAAGGTCTGCCATCGATCGGCGAACTCGATCGTCGCATCGAGCTGCAGCGCAGCACGTCCACCACCGATCCGGACTACAACACGCCGATCCATTCTTTCGCTACGTATGCCGAGGTCTGGGCAAAACTCGAGCACCACCGCTCGATCGAAAGCGAAGCATCGGCGCGCGAGTTCGCGAGCTTCAGCGGGTTCTTCACCATCCGGCACAGGACTGACGTCGATCCCGAGGACCGCATCGTCTACGAAAACGACATTTACGAAATCATAGGACGGCCGCGCGAGATGGGCCGGCGGCAGTTCCTCAAGGTCGAGGTGAGAATCGTCGAATGAGTGCCGTGTCATTGACGGTCAAGGCATTGCTGGCCGCACCGGCGGTAGCCGCGATCACGACGCGCATCCAGCCGGCGCCGCTCGAGCAGGGATTGGCGCTGCCGGCCATCGCGGTCGCGCTGTCGGCCGAGGATGAGGAAACCCTGCTCGCGGGCGCATCGCAATACATGGAGTCGTCGGTGCAGATCCATTGCCTGGCAGATATGCCGGACCACATCAAGCTCGGCGAAGCAGTCAAGAACGCGCTGCGGGATCTGCTCTTCGTGAGCGGCGGCCTGTACGCATCGTTCACCAAGGAGCCGGTCGACATGACCGACTTCGCCGACGACCAATCGACTGCCCGCCGTCTGATGTCGTTCAGCATCCGCTGGCGCTGATTTTAACAGAAAGGAAAACCTGCCATGCCCGCAACAACCGGCTTCACTTCCATTGGCGCCCAGCTCAAGCTCGGCGCCGGCACCGGCCCTGTCGTCTTTACCCACATAGGCAACACGACAAACTTCAGCCTCGAGCAGTCGGCCGACCAGATTGATGCCACTCACCTGATGAGCACGAGCGGCTATCGGGAATACAAGGCCGGCTACAAGACCGCGACGGTGACGTTTGAGGGCCACTTCGATCCCGATAGCGCCGAGCAGGCGCCACCCGATGGCATCCTCGGCATGTTCGAGTCCGGTGCGACTGCTCCCTTCCAAGCCGATTTCAGCGGGGCCGACAATGGCGGCGTCGGCGCGCCGACCACCCTGCCGATCTGCTCGTTCGACGGTGTCGTGACGCAGTTCTCGATCACCGCACCGGCCGGCGACATGGTCACCTATAGTGGCACCATCAGCATGTCCTCGTCGCCGGTGTGGGGTGACGGGACTCCGTGATGGTCAACCGCTTCATTGCGGAGGTCGACGCACCGGAGTTCGGCGAGGGTTTTACCATCCGGCTCGACATGCACGGGCAGGGCATTCTCGAGACCGAGTTCGGCGCCTTCGACTTCGCGCACAAGGTCGGCCTCGGCATTGCCGTGATGTCGGCCACCTACCTGCTCGCGTTCCTCAAGGTAGCGCTGCGCGGGCCGGACGGCGCGGTGGTCAAGGAGCTGCCGGAAGTGCCGCCGCCGGTCGAGCCGATCGCCCGCAAATGCCTCGATGCATTCGCGCTGTTCAGGTACGGCAAGACCCATGACGAATGGGTGGCCGCCAACGAAAACGAGCAGCCGCAAAAGGCAGACAAGGCAAACCCTACGAAGGCCACGAAAGCCTGACAGGCTATCTCCTGTTCTACGCTTTACGGGCCGGCATTACCGAGCGCGCCTTCTGGAAGATGACGGCGCACAACGTCATCATGGCATTCCGCGCTTCTGAGCAAAACATGTCGCGCCTTGCCTATCGCACGGCGATCTACCAACGCATCGACCACAAGAAATTTCCCAAGACCGAGGACGCGATGTTTGCCAAGGCCAAGCCGCAGCGGCAGACCCTGGCGCAGCAATACGCGATGGCGCGGCTGATAACGAAAGTGATGCACTGACATGGTCGCAACAGTCGGCTCCATCAGCATCGACCTCAGCACCAATACCGCGAAGTTTACGCAGGGCTTCAAGGCCAGCGCGACCACGGTCGAGCAGCAGTCGAAGCGCATGTCGAATGCGGTCAATGGCTTCAGCAAGGCATCGAAGGCGGCTTCGGGTATCGTGTCCGGTTTTATTGGCGGCATCGCTGCCGGCGGCGCGCTTGCCGCCCTAGGGTCGTTATCCGCTGCGCTCGGCAAGGCGCGGCAGTCGCTTTCCGACTTCGAGGAGATCGGCAACCGGGCCAAGGCCACCGGGCTGGGCACGGAAACCTTCCAGGCGATTTCGCACGGCGCCGCGCTTGCCGACGTCGAGCAGGAAAGCCTCAACAAGTCGCTCGAGATCTTCGCCAAGAACGCCGGCCTGGCCGAGCAGGGCACCGGCGCTATGTACGCCGGCCTCAAGAAGCTCAACCCGGAACTGCTGCGGTCGGTTCTCCACGCCACCGACCAGGAGCAGCGCCTCAAACTCGTCGCCGACGCCATGGCGGGCATGACGGATGCAACCGAGAAGGCCGCGCTGGCGACAGCGGTGTTCGGCAGGGGCGGCGCCGAGATGGTCCGCGTGCTCGACAAGGGCAGCCAGTCCATCGAGCAGATGAAGCGCCAGGCCCAGGAACTCGGCATCATCATTCCGGAAGATCTGATAGCGCGGGCTGGCGAGCTGGACGACAAGCTTACGACGTTATCAAAAGTCGTCGATGTCAACCTGAGCCAGGCGCTCGTCAAGGCAGCGCCGTTGCTTGTGGGTGCTGCCCAAGCCACAGCCACGTTCGCCACGGAACTCAACGAGGTCACGACAGCAATCAACGCGTTCGTCGACAATCCCAGCATGGCCGAATTTGGCAAGCTCATGAGCAGCCAGTTCTTCAGCCTCACCGTTGGCGGCAAAGATGTAGTCGATATCGTCAAGGACATTGCGGCCGCATCCGATGATACGTTCGCGTCGGTCACCGCCGACATCAAGGAGGTCTCGGCCGAACTGGACTACCTGATAAAACAGGGCGAGGCCGGATTCGAAGTCAGGGTCGACGTCGACAAGGCGGTGGCTCATCTGGACGTTCTCCAGGCCAAACTCACCAGCCTTCAGAACCAAGCCCGCGCCACTCTTGCCGAGGCGTACCGCGCTTCGGAGAACGCTTCGATGGCAGCGCTGGACGCGGCTAGCAGCGGCGGCTCGACCCAGACTACCGTCACCCGCTACGGCGGCGACACGGGCGACATCGACGCCGACCTAAAGCGGGAGCGAGACGACGCGGCCCGATGGGGCGTCCACAGATCGCTGCTCGAGGGGCAGAAAAGCGCCACCACGGATGTGGGCGATGACGTCGACGAGGCCGCCGACACCATCAGCGGCACTTTCGACAGCACCGGCCATTACATTACCGGGCGGTACGAGGAGGCGACCAGGACGCAGACCAGTACGCTGGTCTCAGCTTTGAACTCGCTGTCGCGCGGTGGCGGCAGCGGGGGAGGCAGCGGTGGCAGTGGCAGGGGGGGCAGCTCCGTGGCCAGCGATTTCAGCTATAGCGGCAACACCCTCGGGACCGGCGGCAGCACCAGCTGGGCCGGCCGGCGGTTCACCTACAGCGTTGGCGGCGACAGCTCAGGCAGCAGCAGCGCATATTCCGTGGACAGCGGCTCGAGCACGGACGCCTCGTCGATCACCAGCGGCTCCAGCGGCGACGCCACCATCAACGTCAGCATCGTCGTCAAGCCGGTGCTGGAGGGCCAGCGGCTGTCAGCGCAGAGCACGGCGGAAATCAAGCAAGCCGCGGCGGCCGGCGCCAATGCGGCATTGAGGGCGTACAATGGCCGTTGACAATGTGGTTATGGACGAGCGCATGGCGCTCGGCTTCAAGGGCGGGCCGACCTTTTCGACCGACAAGCTGGTGATGGTCAACGGCCAGGAGCGCCGGCTGCAGAACCGTTCGGTCGCCATCCATAACTACGTCTGGAGCTTCAGAAACACGACGCTGGCGCTGGAGGCCTCGCTCAAGGCCTTCTGGTTCGACCGGCGCGGCGACTTCAAGGCCTGGCTGCTGAAGGACTGGTCCGACTATTCCGGCACGCTGCAGGTCATCGGCGCCGGGACCGGCGCACTGACCACGTTCCAGATCATCAAGACCTATTCGGCAGCGTCGAATCCCTACCAGCGCACGATCCGGCATATCAAGGCCGGCACGCTGTCGGTTTATGTCGACGGCGTCCTGGTGCCATCCGGCTACACGGTCAGCGGCACTGGGCTGGTTACGTTTTCCGTCGCGCCAGCCAGTGGCAAAATCGTCACCGCAAGCTATGACTTTTATGTGCCTGTCCGCTTTGAGGGCGATCGCTTCACATCGATCGTCGACTACCAGCCGCAAATGGACATCATCTCGGTCGAAGACCTCACGGCGATCGAGGTCGTCCCGTGAGAAGCTGGGATGCAACCCTGCTCACCATGCTCGGCGGCAGCGAGATCACCCGCTGCTTCCTGGCCGAGCTGACCAACCCGACCGGCCAGGTCGTCCGCGTCACCAGCCACGATGTCGACCAGGCCATCGGCGCGGAAACCTATGTCAAGACGCCCGGCTTTACCCTGTCGCGCTACACCGTCAATAACGGCGGCGAGGCGGCAACCATCGACTTCGAAATGCCTCTGTCGAGCGATGGGCCGATCCTGATCGAGCACGTCCGCTGCGGCGCATGGCGTGGTGCGACGATCGTCCTGTGGATTGCCCATACGGCCGCGCCGGCAAGCCGCAACATCATCGCTCAGGGCTTCGTTGGGCGCACCGACTTCAGCAACCGCCTGCAGGGACGCATAGAACTCGTCACTCTGGCCGATGCGCTCAAGGACGTGGTCCTGCTGACGATCCAGCCGGCTTGCCCGTTCAAATTTTGCGGCCGGGAATGCGGCGCCGTCGAAGCGACATGGACGCGGACAGGGACGGTGACCGGCGCCGTCAGCCGCAGGAAGTTCACCGCCACCATCACCAGTCCCGGTGATCTTGACTTCACCCACGGCAAGGTGACATGGACGTCCGGCGCCAATGCCGGCGCGGACGGCTGGGTGCGCCAGTGGGACTCCGGCACGGGGATGGTCGCGATGGTGACCGACTTCCCGTTCGACATCGCGGTCGGCGACAATTTCAACGTGCTGGCCGGCTGCAAGAAGAACCGCGCCGACTGCACGGCCTATGGCAACATCGACCGCTATGGCGGGTTTGACTTCGTGGCGATCTGATGGCGCTTACGATAACCGGCAGCGACCCTGGCGCCGCCTCCATGGCCGTGTCGCAGTGGTCTCAGTTAAAGGGATCATCGGGGGCGACGACAACCACCGAGACCACGGTCCTTCCCGCCGAGGTGACCGCCCAGACAGACGCGAACGCAGCGCAACAGGGGCTTGGCAAGCTGCTGCCGATCGTCATCGGGACCGGCAGGGTCGACGGTGTTTATTTTATCGGCGGCGTCGAGGCGGTTTCAACCGTGACGACGGAGACCACGACAACCCCGAACGCGCCACCGGATCAGACCATCGTGGTCGTCGGCAGCACTGCCAGCGCCGCGTCGGAAGCGGCTTCGCAGCTCAGGCATAACGGGTATGGAAATACCGTCGAGACGACCGAGACGACCGAGACTCAAACCCTGACGAAAGCCGGCTACGTCCTTGCCTATGACGCGTTCGAGCGCGGCTATAACCTGATCCGGCTGGAGGTCGACGGCGATGTCGTCTACGACATCGAGGCCGGGATCCCTGCCGCGACGACCTTCCGCTTTTATGGCGGCCGGCATTCGTCGACCGACGCGATCCTGACCGAGGTCATCGGCGCCAATACCGGCGCCTACAAAAATTTTGTGATGGTTTTCATCGACGGCTATCCCGCCGATTCACCGCCGGGCGTGTCAGCCGTGATCTCCAACAGCGGCAATAGCGGCCCGGAGAAGACCACTCTTCAAAGCATCATCACCGATGTCATGTTCCTGGCCGGCTTCGGCTCGTCCGACCTGACGTTCGAGGGGATCGCCGGCATCGGCGACGTGGCGACCACCGCCGGTGTGTCGACCCGCACCGGGGATGCGTCGACCGCCGGCAGCTTCGTCCTTGGCGATGACTCCGGCTATGTCTGGCATGTCAATACGGACGTGGATCCGCCAACGATCGAGCAGGTGGATCAGATCGGCACTGACGACTTCGGTGGCGATGTGGGCCGGGTGGACGGCGGCTCTTTTGCCTTTGTGGAGAGCGTACCGACATTCGTTGTCTGTGGCAGGGATTACCAGGATACCGGCGAAGGCCTCTACATCGACGGGGTAATCATGTCGTCGCACGACGGCAGAAACTGGGAAAGGGTCACGGAATGGGAGGGATCACAGGGTTCGGAATGGATAATACCGGTCGAGCTGGTGTGGGATCCCGAAGATCAGAAATTCTATGCGTGGGTACACCATCGCAGCGCTTTCGTACCCGGTTTTGACTATGTCTGGTCTAGTGAATGCTGGGCTTCTCCCGATGGTCCT